ACGTAACACAGCTAACTATGCTGCTGGTAACAAGGTTACTCTCGCAGGTGCACAGCAGTGGGATGATTATACTGGTGGCGTCGCGTCTACTAGTATTCCTGTCCAGAATATTCAAACTGCTATGCGCGCTGTGTACGCAGCTACAGGTCGCTATCCTAATACCCTAGTTATTCCTTCGTTGGGCATGCAGTATATCGAGAACCATCCACGAGTTGTTGATAGGTTCAAGAGTTTCGCTCTTACGGATGAAGAGGCCTTTAGAAAGCTTACTGGCTTCAATGGTAAAATCCTCGGAGTAGATTCTGTCTACAACAACGTGAACAACATGGATGCCACGATTAACATTGCCTCGTTCTGGGGTAAGGACGTGTGGATCGGTATCGTGGATAAGGTTCCGGGGCAGAATACGTTTACCTTTGGTAAGACGTTTGCTCAGCGTTATCCAGACGGTACTGTTCGGCCTACTGATAAGTGGCGTGAAGAGCCACGCAAGGCTGATCTAGTTCGTGTTTCGTATAAGTGGGATACTAAGCTGGTTGCTGCTGGTGCTGGCTACCTCATCACCAACGCATTTAGCTCAGGTGCCTTCTAAACTTGGAAGGGGGTGTGGTTCTTAAAATGGCATGGTACGCATGGAGTCCCATCAGAAAAACAGTCGATACAGACTCAGGTAAGACCGCTGAGGACATTAAGGTCGGAGATACGGTTAGTAAATCCGACCTTAAGGATGATTGGGACTATCTTGTTGAGAGTGGTGCTGTTCGTGAGCAGAAGTATCCAGACATTCCTGACTTCCAATCTCCCACTGAATACTTCAAGGAAATGGCTGCCAAGATGCAGACCGGAGACTTGAAGGGTGATGAGATCAGTAAACTTCAGGAGTTCCTGCTGACTAACGCAGTAGATCCTGGTGCCGGTATTCCTCCACCTCCCGGTGTTGAGGAAGCTATAGACGAACAGATAGAAGAGGTAGAAAAAGAAGTAGCCAAGGCCAATAAGTAATGCCTGAAATACTTGCAACTCTAGATGATATAAACGCGGTACTACCGACTGTAGATGCTCAAGGTCCTGTAATTGAGGCCGATGATGAAAACATCGATCTTATTCAGGTTAGTGTAGCTAGAGTCGTTCGGGGGTATTTGTCGGGAGTAATTGATAATGCCACCCTCATGGGATGGGATAGTCCTGAAAATACCCCCGATATCATCAAAGAAATTGCGAGTATGTTAATAGCAGCACAGTTGTACTTTAACTATGCTGCTCGTACTTCACTATCAATCGAAGATGACAATTTCTACCAGAGATTGTATGACAAGGCTATTGGCTTGTTGCAAAGAATCATTGATGGTTTGATTCTTCTTGAAGAGGCACCTGTAGTTTCTTCAGAAGCTATGGACCCTTCAGACTTTCATCCGTCAGATGATACTGACAGAGCCTTTACGTTGAGTATGGAGCTATGACGTCTGTTTACGGTGAAATCCTAGTAGTCTCTCAGCTTGAGGCTGCTGTAAAGGATCTACTAATTAAATGGTTTCCAGCCTATTTGCGCGAAATTGAGCGCCAAGTTGGATGGGAGAGAGAACCACTAGATACACCTAAACAGCATCAATACTCTGTACGCAATTCCTTTGACGTACAAAAGGGCGAAGAAATGCCCAAGGTAGTAATTGTCAATCCAGGTCTGTTTTCCCCACCTATACATATTGAAGGTGACGGATATTACAGAGCTACTTGGGTAATAGACGTGTGTGTCGCATATGCACAAAGGAATGAGGACCTGGCTGCTCAGGTGCGAGATATGTACGGGGCTGCTGTGCGGCTCTTGATGATCGACCACCAGGATTTGGATACAGACGAAGTTGAGTGTGTTCAAGTCGAATGGGTTGACGAGAACTATGATGATATTCCAGGTCTTGACGATCAGATACAGTTGTACAAAAATACAACCATGAGCTTCGCTATTACTCTAGATAAAATAGCTAATAGATGGATGAAGCCGTCTGAACCGTCTGAGCAGCCTGAAGTGCTCATTCCTGTTGATGAGGTAATAGTGGACGTGGATAGGCTTAACTAAATGGCCCTTACGTTTGAAATGGGTTCCAGTGATGTAATTAACATTGCTATGGTCATCCGTGAAATGGCGGCACGTGCTCGTAACATGACGCCCATCATGGAAGAAATAGCAGATTATGTAATGAACGTCACTGATGCTCAGTTTGAATCTGAAGGCAAAGGAGCTTGGCCTAAGCTTAGTGTTTCACAAGTGAAATTCAAAGCTCGGAAAGCCCACGACCCTCGTATTTTGCATATGGAAGGTAGATTACGTGATTCGGTTACTAAGCGTGGAGCCAAAAATCAAGTTCTAAAGATCGGTAGAGATCAAATGGTACTGGGTACCACGTTGCCTTATGGTCGTACCCATCAGATAGGTGATCCATCCAGAAGAATACCTAAGAGAGCTTTCTTGGTATTGACTGATGCCGATCGTAGAGTACTAGGACAACTAGTCACAGAGGATTTGATTGAACCTCTACGTGTAGCTGACCGTATTTCAGTTAAAGCTCCTGTTTACACGGTGAGTGTTAAAGCCGCTTGGCCTGGTGCTCGCGTAGGTAGAGGCAGAGGCGGCAGGTTCGTTAGTAGAAGAACAGGTACGAATCGCCTTGGCGATTAGTTATAGAAGGGAGGTAAATAGTGGCTAAGTATTACGCTCCTATCGTGCCGGGAACAGGAGTGGTTGAATTAAAGAATGGTGGTATTGTTGCTCCTGGCACAACTGTTGAATTGAAGACAGATCAGATCAAAGAAAACAAGGATCTGATCGGTGAAGGTTCTTTGGTACTAATGGAAAAACCAGAGAAGGGGGGTGACGAGAAGTAATGAGACCTGGTGTTAATATCTCTATTAGTGAAGCGCCTCCTGCTCTTGGTGCGCCTGTAGATGCTGGTCAGTGGTTCGTTGTTGGTCTTGCAGAAAAGGGACCAACTGCTACTTATCAGAAGGTTACGTCTCTTAGCGAGTACAAAAGGTACTTTGGTGATAGAGTCTCATATGGTCAGCTTTACGATGCTGCTGATGTATTCTTCCGCGAGGGCGGAAGTACAATGTATATCACACGTATCGTTGGACCAGCAGCAGTTAAGGCTTTTGTGAACTTGCAGGATTCTGTTCCTGCTAACACACTTAAGATAGAAGCTAAGAATGCTGGTGCTTGGGCTAACAGCTTGAGAATTGATGTTGTTGCTGGAACCCAGGCTGGTTATTTCATCCTAGTAGTTAAGCACGTTACTACTGGTGAACTTGAAAGATCACCTGAATTGGTAGATAAGGCTGCTGCTATTGATTGGGCAGCCAACAACAGTATCTACATCAATGCTAGTGATATCGCAGGCACCAATGATCCGGCTGTAGTTTCAAACGCTGCACTAGCTACAGGTGCTGATGATCAAGCTGGTATTGTAGATGCTACATGGACAGCAGCACTTTTGAACTTCCCGCGTGATCTTGGCCCTGGATCATGCGGCGGCTAATAATCGCATTGCACTTCTAGATGGTACGAATACGAACGTGAAAGCCACCATTACATCAGCTATTACGGCTGTTCTTCAAACGAATAGTAAGTTTTCTGCTATGTTTGGGCCGTGGATTGTGGTGCCTGGAGTAACTCCCGGTACTACTCGTACTCTACCACCGAGTTCTATGGTTGCTGGTATGATGGCCAAGACAGATGCTGCTGCGGGTAGTTCTAATACGCCTGCCGCTGGTGATAGAGGAATTCCGAAGTATGTTACCAAACTAGCAGCTGATCCATTTACTGATCTCGATAGAGCGGATCTGAATGCTAACTATGGATTCTCGGCCATTATTACTAAGTACGGCAAGCCTAGGATTTATGGTTGGCGTACTCTGGCATCGCTAGTCACTGATCCTAACTGGACGAACCTTGGTAATGCTCGGCTAGTTATGGATATTGCAGCAGAAGCAGATGCTATCGGAGAAATCTTCCTCTTCGATGAAATCGATGGTCAGGGTAGGACAATAGGTAAATTCAATGGTGCTCTAGTTGGTATGCTTATGCCATATTGGGCACTTGGTAGTCTCTACGGTATTTCGCCAGAACAGGCGTTTGTCGTAGATACTGGTCCTAGCGTAAATACTCCAACTACTATAGCTGCTGGACAGTTGAAGGCTACGATTGCTATTAGACCTTCTCCATATGGTGAGGAAATCACCATTGAAGTGGTCAAGCAGAGAATCGATCAGTCACTTTAGAAGGGAGGTAAATAATGGCTGATACTGGTGGACCTACAAGATCAGATACCTGGGCTGTTTTCGTTCAGGTTGAAGATATTAGAACCGGACGAATGATGGATCTAGGTATTTGGGACAAGAAAGACGGTGGTGAAGTAGATTCTGAGGAAACGAAGTATAAGCCAGGTGGAATGCAATCACAGGTATCACTTGGTGGTAGTAAGTTGACAGGAAACGTCACCTTTAGCAGGTTGTATAGACTACTAAGGGATCACGCTACTGTCCACCAGACGCTGATTACCGGAGCCGGTAGAGCTAGTGTGATTCTTATGCAGCAACCACTGGATATCAATGGTAATCAGTTCGGACGTCCTATCGTGTACAGGGGAACTTTGAAAAGAGTATCACCCCCAACTGTTGATTCAGAAAGTTCAGATCCAGCAATGATTGAACTTGAAATGACAATTGATGGTGAACCAGTAATTGGTTAGTTTAAGGTTAGGAGAGAGCACCATGAGTGTAGATGAAACTATTAGAGAAAATCTAACGAGTAGTGAACCTAGTACCACAGAGCCAGATGATAATGAGCCGTCTGATCCTTCACTGTTTGACAGACTCAGACAGAAGAAGGTAGAGAGTGCCGAGAACAAAACACTTGATCTTGATATCCCCGGTTATGGGGGAGAGCTGTTTTGTCGGTACAAGATTCTAGACAATCCGACAGTTAATGCGATCGCTAAAAATGCCAGAAAAGAAAGTAAAGGCGATCAGGCAGAGGGCGCTTACATTAATGCGTGCGATATCATAATCGCCGCTTGTGAGGAATTCTTCGCCAGAGATAACGGCGAAGAAATTCCTCTTAGTAAGAGTCCACACGTAAATACGTCTCTGCCGGTTAAATACGATCACAACCTAGTCGAGATTCTTCAACTAGAAGTGATTCCCGACGAAAAGGTTGGGCCTGCTCGCCAAGCTCTGATTCAGTTGTTTGGTGAGAACCAAATTGCTATCACGGCCCATTCGGCCCTTGTTATGCGTTGGATGATGAAGACGTCTTTGGCAATGGATATGGAATTGGGGGAAGTCTAGGGAGACAGGAGATTGAATTAGCTGCACAGTTAGCAAGTCTAGGACTTCCTCTAGACAAACTCCTGTCTCTCAAAGATCCTTTTGAAATCAATATATATGTGATGATAGCCAATCGTATACAGGAATTGAGGAAACACGATCAAGAACAGCTAGCCATAGCTATTGCCAACAAAGTTGGAGCTATGCTGCAAAAGGCATTTAAGAAGTAATGACGGTAAGAGAAGATATCTGGATTAGACTACGCGGTGCTGCTGCATTCGTTCGCGATACTATGAGTGCAAGTGCAGCACAGCAAAGACTAGCTCTTGAAACGGCTAGAACTAGCAACGCCATGAGAACTGCTAATCATCATGGTTTCGCGTATAACCAGACTCTCTTCACTATGCGTCGTTACGTGTATGCTGCTACTCTCGGTCTTACTGCTTTGGGAGCAGCAGCCGCAGCATCGGGTCTTAAATTCAACGTGAATATGGAAAAGGCCCAAGTTTCGTTCGGTTTCCTTCTTAAGAGTCAAGAAGGTGCTAGAAAGGAAATCGAGTTTCTTTATGAGTTGGCTGCTAAAACTCCGTTCCAGTTCCAGCCACTCATGGATACTGCAAGACGTTTCATCGCTTTCGGGTTTAGTGTAGAAGATACGAATAAATCATTGTTGGGTATTAGCGATGCTATCTCAGCTATGGGCGGTAGTCAGGAATTGATTGATAGAGTAACTACCGCCTTTGGCCAGATGTTGGTGAAGGGTAAGGTTACAGGAGAAGAGTTGCGTCAGTTGTCTAACGCTATGATTCCCGCGCCTAGATACATTCAGGAGGCTTTCCATCTAACTGAGCGTGGATTCGCTAGAGTAGCTGACGCTGGTATCCCGGCTAAAGCTGGTATTGAAGCTATCCTTGCTGGCATTCAAAAAGACTTTGGTGGAGCTTCTGATGTACTGGCTAAGACCGTATCAGGTCAGCTATCAACTCTGAAAGACTATGTTAATTTGTTGCTGGGAACTATTATGGCTGCTCCTTTTACGATGCTTCA